GCTACAGCGTCTCTCAGATCGCTCTCAGCGTAGTATATTGTATGAGGTGCTACGATGATGTCTTGCGTGATAGATTCACGGAAAACATACGTCAGCGTGTTAGGTGTGTAAGTATCATCGCCACCAAAACCAATAAAATCACATTGTATAATATGGGGTGTAGAAGGGAAGCAATCAAAACAATAATGCAGAATTTCAGCAACTGTCCCAGTGTGATTTTGCTCAATCTCTTCATGAGTTTCATTGATTTTGATCTTAACTTTATTGAACACTGATTTTGTTCCCACGAAGAACTTACCTGTCGCAGGATTCGTGCCCCATACAATCGCAGGAGCACCATCAATTTTTGTAGAGAGTTGACTATCTTGGCAGGCAAACCAGTCAAGAACTGTGAGATCTCCTGTGAGAATCGCATCTTCGGGATGTTGTAGATGTGTGTTCTTCATACTACTGGGACACTTTAGGGGGGACAGTTTACTTCTTCTTGTGCTTGTTGATGTAATTGATTGCTGATTTACGATTGCGACAATACTTAATGATATTTCCCTGATGTATAATTGCTAGTTTTGTGGTACTGCCAGCAACAGGAACAGCAGCATACATCAATGGGTCGCTATACTTTCCCACAATAAATCCCTGCTCTGTGGGTTTGGGATCTAGAATGTTGCTCTTGTGATTGATAATTTTCATCCCCAGGTATCCATATATTCTTCAAAAGTATAATATTCATCAGTCGATGTTTCTTCCACCAACTCATCTAGGGTCATTTCAATCAAATCCTCACGATATTCTTCAGGAGTTTGATCTTCAGGATCATAATCATCATGGCAGAGATATTCCCACTCTGCCACAAGTGCGTCAATAAGTTGTGCTTTAGTATAATTCATCGACGCACCTCAGTGATAGCGGGTTGACCTTGATTGAACACGACATCAACAACTGCCTGAACTCTGCGTGATGTGCTGATGCCAACCTTATCATATACAGGAATACAAACTAGACCAAAGGTTTTGTTCTCTCCACCAGTGCGAATCACACGACCGATAGACTGACTGATGCCAATAAAGTCCATGTTCCGCATGAAGAATACTGCCTCAAGTCCCTTGACATTCATACCCTCAGACAGAATACTGTGGTGCATGACAATAAACTTTTTGTCAGGATCTTGTCCCCATTTGTTGAGAGTCTCGAAGAAACATTCACGGTTGACTTTCACACCATCAATGATTGCGCCATGCTTAGCAGTAATGTGCATCCATGAATATCCACGAGATTCTACCTCTTCACAAAAATTAGATTGTGCAACCAAGCGCATGATTTGCTTGGTAGATCTAGCAGCAATGAGAATTTTGTCCAGTGGTTGTTCATCAATGGTGTGCAGCAAGTTCTCACAATCAGTCAACTTAGCATCACCAGTAGGTAGATTCTTGACCACAACTTTAGGTGGGAGAATATAACCTTGCTCAACAAGTTTAGGAGCAGGGACATTACAAATCACCTGACCATATACTTCAGGATCATTCATTCCTGGTTTGAATACTGTAAGACTATGCTTAGGAGTAGCAGTAAAAAAGTAACAGCGATCAGCATCAGTAGAGAAGAACTCGGTGGCAGAAAAGAAGTTACGCTGCACACTATTATGTGCTTCGTCAAAGTATATTGTATTCACCTCAATGTCTGCTTCCATAACACGATGAAGCGAATGATATGTGGTGAAGATGATAACATTCTCACCAGCAGTTCGCGCAGTGTTGGCAAACATGTGGATGCTATCAGATTTAGTGGTGCTAAAATGTTGCGTCTCACCACTATGAACGTGCATGATATGAGTATGAGTTGTATCAATCAACTCAAGAAACTCAGAGCACAGTTGTTCTGCCAGGAGAATACGGGGAGCAACAACAACAAATGTTTTGCCGTATTGAATACCCATCTCCATCATGGTCTTAGTGTCATCAATCATACAGATGGTTTTGCCACCACCAGTAGGCACAATGATCTGACCCCGGTCATTATCCCACATAGCATTAACTGCCTGTTGTTGATGGGGACGAAGTTGGATCATCAAAGGTTGGTCACTCACTACTACATCATTTTAGGGGGGACAGTTCTATTTGTCCAGCACTACTTCTTTAAGTTTACATTGTAGTTGCTGGCAGGTTTCTCTCTCTTCTTCTGAATATCTTTCACCAATCTCTCACCTGCACGGCGAATTTGCTTCTTCTCATCCTTAGTGTAGGCACCCTTGGTTGTTCTTACATTGGCATCGCCTTTGTAATTGGGATTTGTTTTCTTTTCAGGTGCTTTCTTCGTCAGTAGTTGTGAAGCAGTCTGTGTTTTTGCTCCTGCTTCTCTTGCTTTTCTCTCTTTATATGCTTTGCGTTGTGCTTCCTTAGCAGATAATGCAGCAGAACCTCTCTCTTTTGTGGGTTGTTGTTCTTTAGCAGAGCGTGGACGTTGTGTGCCAATGTCCTTTCTAGATTTATAATCAGAGGGAGCAGTCTTGCCCCCTCCGATTGGTTTCATGCGGCGCATTTCGGGTTTAGTTTTCTTACGTTCAGCACCAACCCTCCCACCTTCACCTTGACGGCGAATCTGAGAGGATCCCATGACATCTTTGTCATAGACTTCAGTAATAAACTCCCGAAAGGTTTTCATCTCTTACTTACACTTTTCAGTTATTTATTCCTCCTCTTGTTCTACTTCTACTTTCTTGGTCACTTTAGGACCTTTCTGAACAAGATTGTTGTCATAGAAGTATTTAATCCGCTCTTGCCGATGTGCTTTCAGGTCATTGTATTTTGCCTGTTGTTCATTAGTGAAGCGGAAATCTTGCTCGCGCCAGGTGTCACGCATCTCGCGCATTTGATAGAGAACTTCGGCAGGTTTCATTTCAGTAATCGATGTTGGAGTTGAGGTAATCATTGATGTTGAATTTTTGTTCATCATCAACTAAATCTGCGAGGTCTTGTTCAACATAATCAAAGTTGACAAGTTCTTCTACTTGTTGTTCGTTGAGGTAGTGATCCATGTGGTTGTGCTTACATTGTAGTGACACTTTAGGGGGGACAGTTTACTTAACCAAGATTTGAAAGTCAGTGCATCCCTGCTCAGTCATTACTTTCTCCCAAAATACAGCATCATCAATTTTCATGAATGTTGCTGTGTGCTTTGCATAACCCTTTTTCTTGGGTTTTAGATAGTTCACTTGGTACATCATTCCAATGACGAATTACTCCTGAAACAATAAAAAAATTAGTAGTGAGCAGACTGACAAATATGATGCTGCGAATGATAGCAACATAATTATCGTAAGGTTCTGTTTTGTCATCACTAAAACTCCCTAATGAATACTTCCATATCTGCCAAAGTTTTAGCATACTTATTCTTCCTCGTATGAACATATTCTAATTCTTTCCATTGATGTGGGAAACAAAGTAGCAATGTATGAATATATTTGTGTCTTTCATTCTTTGTATATTGACAATTAGGTTTTGGTTTGATACCAGTCTCTATCGTAATATACTTTTCATCATAGAAGTACACCCAACCCTCAACATTTACGTGATCTGATTTCCATCGAACATAATCATCAACCTGAGGAATGTACTTCATAGAAATGCCCGCATCAATGGATTTAGGTTGAGTTGCATAGCAGTATAATCACGGGTGTCTCCAATGTCTACCTGATCTCCATGCTTGGTGGAGTTAATAGGCGCGTGATAGCATCCCTTCTTTGTATTGTAGAAACCCCAGATTGTGCGGACAGGATCAGATGTATATGAAAAAATAGTATGGTTACGTAACCAAATACTAACCATGTTTCGCTTGTGTTCTTTAACTTCATAGGAATATCCTTGAGGTGGTTTGTGTGGGAATCCATCAGGCAGATTCATGTGAACTCAGCAATGTAATAATCTACAGTAACTTCTAGTTTTGCTGCTTCTTCTTCACACTCAGCGATAAAATCATCAATCATTTTGTCAACTTTAATTTGTCTGCTTTCATCATTGTAGTCGATCATTTAACAATTCCTCCAGTTGTTTGATGACATTTTCAGGCGTATATGCGCCTGTTTCTCTTTTACGTTTCTCCATCTCATTCTCAACTTTTTGAGTGATAGAAGCATGACGTTCATGTTCAGATGGGTGCATCATCAACTTCTTTGTTTCTTTCATACAAAATTGAAGTTGAAGCAATTCAATATCAGTAAAATCAATCATACGGCAAGTGCTCCACCAGGGATTTTAACAAACTCAGGACTTTTAGAATCATCAAATGAGTGCATGTCTACACACTTCCATTCGTTATTTACAGACCAGATATAAGCATACTCCTCGTTGTTGTCTTTGTCAAGATACTTAAAGACACTATCATCCAAACGAGGAGGACAATCCTCACCGCGTTGTGCATAGTATTGAGGACCATATTCCTCAACTTCAACATTCTCAATCACATATTTTGCAATTTTCTTACCAGTCCAGCGATCTTTTGTCCAACAAACTGACATATCACCACCATCAATCAGGTCTGTTACTTTCTCCTTTGTATTGTAGTGCGTCTTAAGAATCCGACCCAACCACTGAGGATAACCATCCCAGTGATGATAAACAGAAAGAATAGAATTGTCACTGAGTTGAATACCGATGCGTGAACGAGTGCCCATGATGAAGAAGTGA